ACCCGGCGCAAGTCGGAGTTCTCTCTCTCCGACGGAGACCCGGTGACCATCTCTGAGGCTCTTCAGGCTATGTTGGCTGTGCGCCGGCAGGACAGCGACTGGACGTTGGAGATGGAAGTACGCGCTAGTCTTGCTACCGGGCTGGCGAACGATCTCGACCTGGGTACCTGTTCCAACCCTGCAGGTGTGGTACGTGAGATCCGTATGATCCTGGATGATCTGAGACCTCGAGCGGACAATGATGCATTCCGAATCCTCACATCTCGACTGTCCACCTCGCTGGGCGAGTGAGCGTACCCACCCCCGCACCTATGGTGGTGCGGTGGCTGAGGTCGCCAAGATGTTGGGTTTCAGTCTGATGCCTTGGCAGCGGCATGTTGTCGATGTGGCGTTGGAGATCGATGATGAGACCGGCCGGTTGGCACACCGTGAGGTGTGTGTGACGGTTCCACGTCAGGCGGGTAAGACCACTCTTCTGTTGAGCATCATGGTGTGGCGTGCGATCCAGTGGGAGAACCAACGGATCGTATATACTGCTCAGACTGCGCAGGATGCGCGGCAGAAGTGGCGCGATGAACATGTGCCGTTGTTGGAGCGTTCGCTGTTTGACACGTTGTTCGAGGTCCGACACAGTAACGGTTCTGAGGCTGTCCGTTGGCAGAACGGTTCGTTGCAACAGATTGTGGCCACTACTGAACGTGCTGGCCATGGTCAGTCTTTGGATCTGGCTGTGATCGATGAGGCTTTTGCCCAGGTTGATTTCCGTCTTGAACAGGCGTTGAAGCCGGCTATGATCACCAGGCCGGAGCCGCAGTTGTGGATTATTTCTACGGCTGGTACTCCTCAGTCTGCGTATCTGCGTTCTAAGGTTGATCGTGGTCGGGAGGTCGCTCAGTCTGGGGAGGTGTCTGGGTCGGTCTATTTTGAGTGGTCGGCTGCGGATGAGGATGATCCTAGTGATCCTGACACGTGGCGTCGTTGCCATCCTGCCCTGGGGCACACGATCACTCTGGATGCTCTGTCTACCGATTTCGCCAGCATGGAACTGGCTGAAGCGGAACGTGCATATCTGAACCGGTGGACTGGTGGGTTGGTTGCGGGTCCGATCCCGGTTGCGTCGTGGAACCGCCGTGAGTCTCAGTCTGTGTCTCCTGGTGGTCCGTTGTGTTTTGCTGTTGATATTGCTCCTGACCGTTCGGCTGCGTCTATCGCTGTGGCTGGTGGGGTGGAGGATGGTTGGGCTGTGGAACTGGTTGACCATCGGGAAGGTGCGGATTGGGTGGTGGGCAGGTGTGTGGAACTGGCTGACCGTTGGGATCCGATCGGGTTTGTGGTGGATTCTGTCGGTCCTGCGTCGACGTTGGTGCATGATCTGGAGGTGGGTGGTCTGCGTGTGATGGTGTCGAACGGTAAGGATATGGCTACTGCTTGTGGTCGGTTGTATGATGCTGTGGTTTCTGGACAGTTGTATCATCGTGGCCAGCCTGATCTGACGGCTGCTGTGGCTGGTGCTCAGAAGCGTTCTTTGGGTGACCGGTGGGCTTTCTCGAGGTCGAGTTCTGCTGTGGATATCTCGCCTTTGGTGGCGGTCACTTTGGCTCTGTGGGGTGTGTCGATGTTTGAACCTCCTGGTGTGGTCGATCCTGTGATGGCGGTGTGGTGATGCGAGCACGTCTGCTAGTGTTGGTTTTGCAGTTGGTCGCTCTGTCGGTCGGGCTGGTGGCGTTGGCGCGTCTCACTTCGGTGGATGTGGCTCTGTTGGTCGGTTCGATACTGGTGGTTGTGGTCCTCGAACTCTGGAGCCGGTAGATGGGTCTGTTCAGACCTTTTGAGACACGAGCACGTGGTGACAGGTTTGCTGATGTCCTACGTCTGTCTGGGCGGTACCGGACCACACCGGCCGGTGTGGTGGTCACTGACCAGGTGGCGATGGCCCATTCTGCGGTTTGGGCGTGTACGTCGCTGTACAGCCGGTTGGTGTCGTCGCTTCCGTTCCATGCGTACCGTGATCAGGGTGGTGTGTCTCGGAAGATCCCGACTCCGACGGTGTTGAAGGAGCCTAACCCTGGGCAGCGGTTGCCTCATTGGTTGTCGCAGGTTGTTGAATCTCTGGTCCTGCGTGGTAATGCGTTCGGGCTGGTCCTGGGTACGACTGCTGCTGGCCGGCCGTCGGGTGTGCAGATCCTCCATCCTGATCTGGTGTCTGCCCGTTATGACTATCGGACTGATGAGATCTCTTATCGGATCGGTGGTGTTGAGGTTCCGGCTTCTTCGGTGTGGCGTTGTGCGATCAATGTGGGTCCTGGTTCACCTTTCGGCAAGTCGGTCCTAGAGTACGCTGCTCAGTCTGTGGGTCTTGGTGTTGCGGCTCAGCAGTATGGTTCGGATTTCTTCGGTACTGGTGGCCATCCGACCGGTGTGTTGGAGACTGAGCAGGAGATCACAGGTGAACAGGCTGATGCGATAAAGCGACGTTGGCAGATGGCGGTCCAGGATGACCGTGGTGTCGCTGTCCTAGGGCTAGGTTTCGGTTACCGACCTGTGCAGGTGTCACCGTCAGACACTGAGTTCCTCAACGCGTACAAACTGTCTGTGCAGGATGTGTGCAGGTTCTTTGCGATCCCGCCGGAGATGGTTGGTGCTGAATCTGGCTCGTCGATGACATACAGTAACGTTGAAAGTCGCGCGTTGGACCTGTTGCGTTATGCGATCGATCCGGTGCTGGTAGAGGTAGAAGCCGGTCTCACTGAGATGTTGCCTGCTCCACAATATGTCCAGGCCAACCGTGACGCGCTGCTGCGGATGACCACCCGAGACCGGTATGATGCCCACGCGTCTGCGATCGCTGCCGGGTGGATGACGGTGGACGAGGTACGTGGGATCGAAGATCTGCCACCGATCAAGCCGGACCAGCCTGAGATCGTCCCACCGGTCGAGGATCAGGTGGCTGGCTGATGCCGTGGGAGATCGTGCCGGACGACAATGCATGTCCTGTATCGCGCCCCTGGGGTGTACATAAGCAGGACGGTGGAGATCTAGAAGGATGCCACCCGACGCAGGCAGACGCGTTAGAGCAGATGGCTGCACTACACGCTTCTGAGAGCGACCAGGAGACAAACAGCATGGAACAGCACAACGAAGAACGCGCAGCGGACGAGAGCATCTATCCTCTGACACCGCGGCAGATCGCACAGTACGATGCGCTTGAATCTGTGGCTGAACTGTTCGGCAGGTGGGACAAGAGCAGTGGGCCGGACGGTGCCCACTACGTCGAGGTGTCCCCGTTCCCAGGGCTTATGTGCAGTTCATGTGCGTTCTACGAGGGACCACGTGCATGTGAGGTTGTTGAAGGAGACATCGACCCTGAAGGTGTCTGCAAGATGTGGATCATTCCTGGTGATCTGGTTCCGGCCGACCAGACCACTGTGGACCAGCCTGATGACCAGCCGGCTGCCCGTGTCTCTGCTCTGACCGGTGCCGAATACCGGAAGGACGGCGAGGGTTGGGCGGTCCCAGAGATCGAGCGACGTGCTCTGTCCGATGTTGAGATCCGTATGGATGGTGACCGTCCTGTGATCGAGGGGTACGCCACGGTTTACAACTACCCCTACGATGTCGCTGGCGGTCCTGATGCCGGTGGGTTCCAGGAGATCATCGCTCGTGGTGCAGCCACCAAGAGTGTGGCAGAGTCTGGCAACCGTGACGATGTGCGGCTGTTGATCGACCACGCAGGAACCCCGCTGGCCCGTACCCGCAGCGGTACCCTTGAACTGTCGAGCGACGACATCGGGCTACGTGTCCGTGCCGAACTCGATCCGGCCAATCCGAAGGTCGCTGAACTGCGTTCTGCCATGGAACGTGGTGATGTTGACCAGATGTCTTTTGCCTTCCGCGCGATCCGACAGTCCTGGTCTGACGACTACACCACCAGGACCATTTCTGAGGTCCGGCTGTACGATGTGTCGGTGGTGACGTTCCCTGCGAACCCTGCGACTGTGGTAAAGATGCGCAGTAGTGATGTAATCTCTGTTGGCGACCACAAGAACGGTCGTTCTGTCGAGATGGCTCGCCGGCAGGCCGAGCATATCAAGACCAGAGACTGAGCCGCAGTCAGGCCGGATACGCGCCGCGGTAGATCCGCACCCGTACCACCCGACTACACTCGTACCAACCCACTACGAGTCCGGGAGGACATGAAATGCTGGAGCAGATCCGCACCGAGATCAGCGATTTCCTCGACCAGCGCGGCGACAAGCAGGCCGCTCTGGACGCGATCATCGCTGCTGCAGAGTCTGAGGGTCGTTCTGACCTGACGGCTGACGAGACCGCCTCGTTCGACGAGGCACGTACCGCTCTCCAGGAGATCGACACCAAGGTCGAGAACCTGCGGAGCCGAGAGGCAGACCTGATGGAGATCGAGCAGCGCAAGTCCGCCGCTGAGGACACCCGTGACGCCCTGGGCGTGGTCCAGGCGCGTAGCGTCACGGTCCGCACTGAGGCTCGCACGTACCGTCCTGACGGTGAGTTTGACTTCCTGGGTGACGTGCTCGCTGCCAAGCGCGGCGATGCCCGTGCCGCTGACCGGCTCGAGCGGAACCGTCGCGAGGCTGAGATCGACTACCGGTCGACGACCGGCAACTTCGGTGGTCTTGTCGTCCCGCAGTACCTGACCGAGCAGTTCGCTCCGGTGCTGGTCTCGGGTCGTCCGTTCCTGTCGGCTGTCACCAACGTCGCTCTGCCGGCGCAGGGCATGAACCTCACCATCCCGCGTGGAGCCACCGGGACGAGCGTCGCCGCCCAGACCACCGAGAACACCGCGGTCACCAACCAGACCTTCACCGAGTCCGATCTCGTCGTGCCGGTCCGCACGTTCGCTGGTCAGCAGGTCGTGTCGAAGCAGTCGATCGATCGTGGTACCGGGATCGATGGCATCCTCATGGCTGACCTGTTCCAGCAGTACGCCACGAAGGTCAACGTCTCGGCCATCACTGGTGACGGCACCGCCGGTGGTCACTGGGGCATCCTGTCCACCACGTCGGTCCAGACCGCCGGGTTCACCGGCACCACCGCTACCGCGCTGGTGTCGTCGATCCACAACGCGATCGGCAAGGTCAATGCTGGCCGTTACGCTGCTCCCGACCTGATCGTGATGCATCCCCGCCGTTGGGCGTTCCTCTGTGCCGGTTCGGACAGCAGCAACCGTCCGCTGGTGGAGATCGTCGGTGGTTCTGGCATGAACGTGATCGGTCAGGGTTCCGCTCCTGGGTACAACGCGGTCGGCTCGATCGCCGGTATCCCGGTCATCACTGATGCTGCGGTGCCCACCACCCTGGGCACTTCCACCAACGAGGACCGGATCATCGTGACCCGCCGTTCCGACGTGCTGTTCATGGAGGATGCTGGTGCGCCGGTCGGTCTCGAACTTGAGGAGGTCCTGGCTGACCAGTTGAGCGTGCGGATGGTCGTGTACGGCTACAGCGCCTTCACCGCCGGCCGTTACCCGGTCAGCACCTGTGTGATCCAGGGTACGGGTCTCGCCAACGTCCTGAGTTGATCATCTGACTCACCCGGTTGGGACCGGGCCACTGCAGGTTAGCCCTTTCCTGTGGTGGTCCGGTCCCTCTGTGTAAAAACACTTGACACAGATGTGTCGTGTGTGGTTTACTTTGGGGGTCGGAGGGAACAGTTCCTGACGACAGAGCCTGAGGAGGCAAACATGACGAACACACTCACCATCACCGTGACCGGCTGGCGACAGGCAGAGATCCTGTTCGACGCAGCACACAGCATCAACAAGTTCTGTGACCGGGTCGACGCAGACTCTACCTCTGGCCACGTGTCCGACGTGCTCAGCCGAGCGATGCCGGCCGGAATCCTCCCCGGTACCCGCCGTGAGATCACGCTGAGGTTCAACCTGTCTGACGCTGCGATCATCAACATGAACGAAGCGATGACCGTCCTGGCCAACACCCGGCACGAAGGCCGTTACGCCATGAACGTGTCGGACGTCGCAGACGAGTGGTGGTCCGCAGTCGTCAACGCAGAGATGGACGACGAAGGTTGGCACGAGAGCACAGGAGAGTGACATGTCAATATGGTGGTCGTTGAACACCGAACATCCACAGGCCGAGTTCGAGATCTCTGGTGGTCCACGTACAGCGTGGACCGACCAGGAGATCGATGTGTGGCGTGCCCTGGGTGAAGTAGCCCAACGCACAGCATCGGCTATCGCATGTGGCGAGATGACCAGTCCGGTCACCATCACCGCCGGCCGGTGGGACAGCCACAGGACAAGAACTGCTATGTGGGAGATCGTTATCAGACAGACCGATAACGACACCTGATAGACTGGACCAGTCCGGCCATAGTGTACACCTTGCCTCCTCAGTAAGTGCTCCGCTATGGTCGGACACCTGTGTATGGTATGATGGTGCCGATCCCTGTAGGAGGCATCCATGGACCATCCTGGTCGAGCACTGTTGGCGTTCCCATCATCGGGCCACGACATCTCTTCTCGTTTCATGCGGTCACTGACCGAACTTGAGACCTTTGACCGGGAATACGCGGTCATGCAGTGGGAGAAGGCCGGTGCACCAGACCAGCCGACCCCGTTGGACCTGCGGATGTTGGACAACTACCTATGTGTAGAGTCCGGTGCCAACATCACCAAAGCCAGGAACCGGGCTGTGGCCGTGTTCCTCGACGAGTACCCACAGTGCCAATGGCTGTGGTTCTGTGACACCGATATGGTGTTCGAACCTGACCTGTTGCACAGGTTGGTGGCGCGTGCGATCCAGACAGACACCAAGATCCTGGGTGGACTGTGTGTGATCCAGACCGCAGAAGGGCTGATCCCAACCTTGTTCAGTGACGATCCTGAGACTGTGACTCAGGTCCTGTTGGACTGGCCTGATGATGTGGTGGCTGAGGTCGGTGCAACCGGTACCGGATGTCTCCTGATACACCGTGAGGTGTTTGAGACGATGCGTGAGAACGCTGACGGATCGAACAACTGTTGGTTCGGTGAAGAGATCCGTTATGGTGAGAGCGGATCTGAGTGGTGGATCGGTGAAGACATCACTTTCTGTCTGCGTGCCCGTGAACACGGCTATACGGTCCATGTTGACTGTACCACCCACGTGGGACACCACAAGGGTCCCAGGGTCCTGTGGCCAGCCGATGTCCGTGACGAGCCGGTGAAGGTCCTAGATGTCTCTGGGACCTGACGCAGCCCGGTACCTGTTGGCCGGTTCGGGCCAGTCTGTGGCCCGTCCGTTCAACCTGCGGTGGCTCCTACCTGCCATCTGTCGGGACCGGTTGCGACGGTGGTGGGTCGTCTGGGGTCTCTCGTGGGTTCTCCTTGGCCTAGGTCAGTTCTGGTTGGCGTCGACAGCGGGGTTGGCTCTGGTGGCTTCCGTGGCTGCTTCCGTGGCTCTTCTGGCGATGCCTGGTGTCTTGGGTCCGGCGGTGGTCAGACCGGTCGGTGTTGACCTCCCCGCCATGGCACTAGCGGTGCTGGCTGCAGCAGCCTGGAGATCAGACCTGTGGTGGCTGGCCATCGGGCTGTTGATCGTGGCCTCCTGCATCAAAGAGACCACACCGGTCTGGGCTGCACTGTGGGCATGGACACCGTTGTTGCTACCCGTCCTGTTGCTACCCGCGGTCACCGGGCTGGTACGCCGGCCACAGATCGATCCGGTCACCAACCAACCACATCTGAGGATGGTACACGACCATCCGGTCAGGACCGCACTCGCAGCCCACTCCGGCAGGTGGCGAGACGCCCGGTTGTGGCTCGAGCCATGGGGACCGTTGCTGCTAGCCCTAGGCAGTCTCGACCTGCAGACTGCTACAACCCTCGTGATGGCACATCTGCAGGTCTTGGTGGCGACCGACACCGTACGGCTGGTACAGACCGCAGCCGGTCCGATGGTGGCGATAGCAGCGATGCGCACAGTGCCTGTAGTATGGACACCAGCAGTAGCCATCCTCTGTGTGTTCTGGTGGCGCAACCCTGAACGGATCTGACCGCGATGACCATCACCAACGGCTACACCACCACCGCAGAAGCACGACGTTACGTCGGTCTCAACGACACCATCGACACCACCGATCTCGATGATGTCATCACCACCGTGTCGCGGATGATCGACCGGTATTGCCGGCGGCATTTCTTCCAAGTCACCGAAGCACGCACGTTCACACCCGACGACTACATGATCCTGGATCTTGGTGCGTTCAACGACCTGACCACGCTAACCTCAATCGAGATCGATGAGGAAGGCGACGGTACCTACGGTAAGACCCTCACCGCAGGCGAGTACCAGACCCTCCCGGTCAACCGGTCCGTACCGGAGACCAGCCCGGTCCGACAGGTTCGTGCCCTGGGTGATTTCCTGTGGCCCGTACCGTTGATCGACCAGGACCGTCTCAACCGTGTGAAGATCACAGGTGTCTGGGGCTGGTCGGCTGTGCCGGCTGCTATTGAACGCGCTTGTCTGATCCAGATCGCTCGAGTAGCCCGACGTCAAGAATCGCCGCTTGGTGTGGCCGGGTTCGGTGAGTTCGGTGTGGTTCGTGTCTCTAGCCAGCCCGACCCAGATGTTCGAACCCTGCTCGATCCGTACCGTATCCTAGACGGGTTCACCGCATGATCTCCAACAGTCAGATCCTTGAGGGGCTGGTGGTCATGCTTGAAGAGCACACCACCGGGCTGAACATCTACCGTGTCCCACCTCAGATGGTTGAACCGCCAGCCGTGATGGTCACCGGGTTTGACTACACCCCACACCTGTTGTACGGTGAGACCGCCCGTAGGACAGAGGTCGAACTGACCGTGGTGGTCTCAGCCAGGAACACCGACCGTTGGGACGATCTCCTGACGTTGATCGATCCTACCGTTGACAGTAGTGTGGTCTGTGCGGTTGAACTTGATCCGACGTTGGATGGCACGGTTGGGTCTGTGATGGTCACCCAGGTTGGTAGTATCCGTGAACTGTCGGTAGGTGAGATCCCGATGTGGGCAGCGACCGTAGCGGTTGAGGTCATGGGCTGATGGGTACGTCGTTCTCTGTCACACAGTTGGCTCAGAAGATGGAGAGTGTCGCCAAACATAGTGGTGAGACCAACCGTAAGGCTGTGTTTGCAGCGACGTTCGTCTACAAGGACCACGTGTTGCTGGCCGGCCGGCGCGTCGCTGGTTCGGATATGCGGTTGTCTCGTTGGGGAGCGAAACGTAAGAGCGACCAGGCCGGTGTGAAGGAACGTACCGGACGTAAGATCACAGCCGGGTTCGATATCAAAGGCACTGTGCGTGCCACGTCGATCCTCTACCCGAGACCACAGGGTATCTGGAAGGTCCTAGAGGCTGGTGCACCCGAACACCCGATGGTGGCTGGTGTCTCTGTCCGTCGGTACAACATGACCAAAAGGAAGTTGGCTGAGCGCGGTTACGGACTCAGTAAGAACCGGCTTCTGTCGTCACGCAAATCGGGTGAACGGCAGCGAGCACTAGCACTAGCCGGTGGTGGTTTCAGAGCCGCTGTTATGCACCCAGGGGTGAAGGGTCGCAGTACCTGGAGTAAGGCGATCACCTCAGCCCGACCCAAGGCACAAGATGTGTTTGCGGCCAGCACGTTCAACAGCCATGTGGACCTGTTGAAGTGACACGCGCTCTGGTTGTACATCCAGGACCTGAGTTCAGTGTAGCCGATGTCTATCGTGGTTGGGTGCGAGGACTTACAACGTGTGGCGTGCAGGTACGTGAGTACAATCTGAACGACCGGTTGACCTTTTACACCGGAGCCTACGTCAAATCACCTGAGGGTGAATACGTGAAGGCGTTCCCGACAGAGGCTGCTATGGAGGTCGCAGCACAACATCTCCGGTCGGCATGTTATGACTGGTGGCCCGACATCGTGGTGGTCGTCTCTGCGTTCTGGATACCGCCGTTTGTCCTCGAGGTGATGCGGGCACGTCGGCACCGGCTGGTGGCGATCTACACCGAAAGTCCATACGAGGACGACCGACAGATCGGGCTGGCACATCTGTTTGATCATGTGGTTTTGAACGACCCTACCAATATCGATCTCTACAGCCCGATCACTGATACGGTCTACATCCCACATGCGCACGATCCGACGGTCCACTACCCTGGGACCAACGACCGAGATCTAGACTGTTCGTTCGTCGGGACCGGCTATCCCAGCCGCGTACAGTGGCTCGAACAGGTCGACTGGGACGGTATCGGGCTGACCTTGGCTGGCAACTGGAAAGATTGCGGTCCAACCCTTGAGCCACATGTCATCCATGGCCTGGATGAATGTCTTGACAACGACCAGACCGCAGAGATCTACCGGCGTTCCAAAACATCGTTCAACCTATATAGGACAGAAGCCAACCGGCCAGACCTCCAGGATGGTTGGGCGATGGGACCACGTGAGGTTGAGATGGCTGCATGTGGTTTGTGGTTTGCACGTCAGAGCCGGCCGGAGAGCGACCGGGTGTTTCCGATGTTGCCGGTGGTAGACAACCCAAGTGAGTTGGGTGACGTGCTACGATGGGCAGCGAACAACCCGACGTTGCGCGACCGTGCAGCAGAGGAAGCCAGACGTGCGGTAGCCGACCGGACGTTTGAACGACATGCACAGTCTCTACTTCAGAGGCTAGACATCTGACAGTCCAGGAGGACACCCCATGGCAGCACCGATCGCAGGCCGTAAGGGTCGCATCTACGTAGACGTGTCGACCGCCGGCACCTCTGCCGCAGTCCCGATCGCCAACCTGTCGAGTTGGTCCATCAACCGGACCACCGACAAGATCGAGGTCACCTCGTTCGGTGACACCACCAAGACCTACGTCGTGTCGCTGGCCGACGCCCAGGGTGACTTCTCCGGTTTCTGGGACACCGCAGGTGACCAGTACAAGGTGTCTGCCGCCATCGATGGCGGTCGGAAGTTCTACATCTACCCGACCACCGACGACACCACCAAGTACTGGTTCGGCACCGCCCACTTCGACATCTCGGTCTCCTCGCAGGTCTCCGGTGCTGTTGAGGTCTCCGGCTCGTGGGCTGCTGCCACCTCCACCCAGTCGGCAGGGTTCTGAACCGAACACATCTAGAAAGGGCTGAACATGGCGAGCGAATGGGTTGTCCACACTCCTGGTGGGACACTGCGACTGTCAGATCTGACTCTGGAAGAAGCAATCACTCTTGAGGAACAGACCGGGCTAGAGTGGTGGAACATCGCATCACATCCTTTCCGGCTTGCCAAGGTTGCACGCGCCGTCTACACAGTCGCATGTGCCAACCTAGGATGTGACCCAAAACCGCTAGCCCTGGGTGACCTGGTTGACGGTAAGATCTTCGAACAGGTCGAAGACGACATGCCCGACGTGTATGAAAACGGCATCCCAAAAGCGGAGGACGCAGCACAGACGGATGGGTAGTCTGGTGTGCGCGTAAATACGGCTGGCCACCCGATGTGACCATCCGCCAGTCTTGGCGTAACCTGCGTCTATTGAGCGACAGCGACATCTGACATGGCCAACATCACCGAAACCCTACGCATCATCATCGATGCAGACAGCAAGGGTGCCGAACGTGCCTTCAGCAAGGTCGGTGACGAAGCCACCAGAGAACTCGGCAAGGCTGAGAAGACCAGCGAACGGCTAGCGAACAAGGCAACCTCTTACGGTATCGCCATGGCTGCAGCCGGTGCTGTTGCTGCCACCGGGTTCTACAAACTCGCCCAGGCCAGCGAAGAAGCAGAACAGCAGAGCCGGAAACTCGACAACAGTATCGCTGGTAGTAGCCAGTCTTTCAAGGACAACGGTGCCAGACTGCGAGATCTCGCAGATGCACTCCAGCAGAAGACCGCTGCAGATGGTGACGCGATCATCGGAGCCGAATCGCTCCTCACCCAGTTCGGTCTGACCGAAGACCAGATCCTGGCACTCACCCCACTGGTGGTGGACCTCTCTAGGAAGATGGGTGTCGACCTAGACACCGCAGCAAAGACCGTAGCCAAAAGCGCTACCGGTAACGTCACCGCACTCAAGAAGATGGGTGTCCAGGTAGACCAGACGAAAGCCAAGGTGGACCCGTTCGCGGCGACCCTCGAGGCTGTGTCCAAGGCTGCAGGTGGGTTCGCCACCAAAGAAGGACAGTCGTTCTCCGGCCAGTTGGCCATCCTCAAGAACAACCTAGGTGATGTAGGGGAATCGGTCGGCAAGGGCGCGGTCAACGTGTTCTCTGGGCTGGCCGGCGGAGCAGCCAAAGCAGCCAAGGGTCTCAACGATGTGAACCCGGCCATCCTGGAGTCGGTCGGTGCTATCGGTTCTATCGCATCGATCGCAGCCATCTCCGGTGGTGGTGTGCTAGCCCTGGGTGGTCAGGTCACCAAACTGCGGAACATCATCGCACCGGTCGGAGCAGATGGTGAACGGTCATTCACGAAACTCGGTAAGGCTGCATCAGGGATCGCTATCGTCGGTGCTATCGCTGCCACGATCGAGGCTGTCGCTAGCCTAGCGAACACGATCAACGACATCCAGCGTAAGACCACGTTGGCCAGCGACGAACTGCGTATCGCAGTCACCAAGGGTCCCGATGCTGCAGCAGAGTCGTTCGGTAAACTGCTTGAACTGTCAGACAAGAGCGCTGAGTTCTCCGGCATCTGGGAAGGTTTCGGTGCTGAGGTCCAGTTCGGTGACGCCAAGGTTGATATTGAAGAGTTCAACGATGCGTTTGACAACCTGTTGGAGACGGCTGGTCCTGGAGCAGCCCAGGTTGTGGTGGATGGTCTGCGTCGGCAGAACGCAGCGTTGGACGAGAACAGCGGCCAGTATCAGGAAAACGCTGCTGCGATCGCAGATGCACAGACACGGATCGATGCTAGGACCGAAGCGACTGTTGCTGCTACCCGTGCAGAACGTGACCAGAAGAAAGCAGTAGCGGAACAGACCAAAGCACTCGATATCCAGAACGGCACTATCGAAGGTGCGACCGAACTGCTCAAAGAGCACACTGATGAGTTGAAACTGCTGTCGGTCCAGTACGATGCGGCTCAGGCTGGTGCTAAGGCATTCCAGGACAACATCGAACGTAGCAGCGCTCTTGACGATCAGACATCTGCAGCGAACCGGGCAGGTACGGAACTCGGTAAACTCGGTGAGATCGTCAAGAACCTGCCTAAGGATCTGGATCTGGCACAGTTGGCGTTTGGTGGCCTGACTGAAGCACAGCGTGACGCGACTAACTCGCTGCTCTCGACCGGTGATGCGATCGGTGGTTTCCTCCAGTCGTTGATCGCTGGTGGTGCGTCACCTGAGTTCGTGCGACAGACCGCAGCCCGGTACCGGGATGAGATCACCAAGGCGTTGGCAGCCCAGGGTATCAACCCGCAGGAATACCTTGAGGCGATGGGTCTGACTGAGGTTCAGATCGATGCTGCTATCGCATTCTCGGTCTCGGAGGCTGAACGGCAGAAACTGACGACTCTGACCACGGTGATCGGTGACCAGTTGCCACCAGCCGTGTTGAACGTGGTTGTCGGTAACATCACACAGGACAAGTTCGCTGAGGCTAACGCTGCTATCGCTCTGTGGCAGGCTACGATTGAAGGTGACCAGACCAAGATCAACTTCATCCTAGGTGCGTACCCGTCCCTAGCACCGCTGTTGGCTACCCTTCAGGGTGAGGCTAACAAGAACCCGGTGGAAGTGCCTTCTGTCGTCACACCCCCACCCAGTACCAACCCGTCCGGTGGTAGGTCTGGCAATCAGCGCAATCCGCGTACTGGTCGACGTACCGGTGCCCCCAGGGGTGAGGCTCCTTCACCGCCGTCTGCGTCGTTGCCTCCTGGCCGCGCTATCGGTGGTGATGTTCTGGCCGGTCAGATGTACAACGTCAACGAGACCGGCCGGCGCGAGATGTTCGTACCACGCACCAACGGGTTCATCCTGTCAGCCCAGGACAGCCAACGGCTGCTGGCCGATGTGTCTCAGATGGTTGCAGCCGGCGGCTCGAGCAACGGAGTGTCGATCGGCACCGTGAACATCACATCAACCGACCCGACCCTCGCAGCGGCAGAAGTGGTTCGCCGCCAGCGAGACGCACAGTTCCTGTTGGGACGTTGACCTATGCCTAGATTCACCTACAACACTGCTGCTGGCGATCTCACCATTGGTGGGATCGCCATGAACTGTCCCGCGTGGAAGATCATGAACCTCCACATCTTGCAGCAGCCGGCGGATCAACGTGGAGACGACCGGTTGATCCCAGGCACCAACGGTGTCCTACCGCTCCGCAGACGTGCTACGGTCACACGCCACGGACTGCAGTTGTTGATCTCCGGCACCCACGACCGGACCGGGGTAGCCAACGTTGACAGTTTCGCACAACTCGCATCCAACATCGACTATCTAGAGTTCTACGTGGTCCGTCCGACCGGAACCGGTGACGGTACCCGCAGTGCAGTACTCACCATGCCAGGTGGGACCACACGTACCGAACCTGTCCACGTGACCGGCATGGAGTTCGGTGATGTCAGTCCAGACGGTGCATGGATGAAGGCTATACTTGAGATCTCCATCCCCTCAGGAAGGTTTACCTGACATGGCCAACGCTGTCTACCCGATCGGTAAGAAAGCACTACTTGATGCAGATGTCGATCTGTTGAACGACACGATCAAGATCGTGCTGCTCACCTCGAGTTACACCTACTCAGCCAGCCACGATTTCCTCAATGACATCACCGCCGGCTACCGGGTAGCGACCTCTTCTGCTCTATCGTCCAAGACCACCACCGCAGGTGCTTTTGATGCTGCAGATGTCACGTTTGCTGCGTTGACCGGTTCGGTTGTCCGTTCCTGGGTCCTGTTCAAAGACACAGGTACCGAATCTACATCTCAACTGTTGGCGTACTTCGACACGTTGTCGGGTGGTGGATCGTTCAACTACACACCGAACGGTAACAACCTGACGCTCGTGTTTGGTGCCTCAGGTATCTTCACGATCTGACATGCCAAGCGAGACGTTTGACACGCTCACAGGTACCGG